ACATACATATTTACTAGAAATATTAATCTTATCAAATAAAATATAGAAATGCGAATTGCAATTTGTGGATCTGCTTGCCAGGGTAAATCGACTTTAATAAATGATATTATTAATAATTGGCCAATGTATAAAAAATCAGACGAATCTTATAGGCAAGTTATAAAAGAGGAAAAGCTTAAAATAAACAAAGGAGTAAATCAGGAAGGTCAATGGAAAATTTTAAATTGTCTTATAAATGATGTTCAAAAAACTAGTAAAGGTGAAAAAATACTTTTTGATCGCTGTCCGTTAGATAATTTAGTTTATTCTCTTTGGAGTAATGGAAAAGGTAGTTCTGATATAGATGATGAATTTATAAAAAAATGTATCCCTCTAGTTAAAGAAAGCATGAAATTCATAGATATAATTTTCTTTATTCCAATTACTAAGGCAGCACCTGTAAAGCTTGAGAAAAAAGCTACTCGAGAAATTGATCGGCTTTTTATTGAAGAAATAGATAACATCTTTAAAGCAATTTCATATCAGGCTAATCAAAATAAATCTCCTTTTTTTGATCCAGCAGATAGGCCTCCAATTATTGAAATATTTGGTAAACCAGAAGAGCGTATTCAAATGATTAAGTTTTATCTCGGTCAAGATGGTGATTTAATTGATTCTGATGAAAGTGTATTAAGTTTTGAAAATCTTAGTGAAATGCAGTCTTTACTTGAAACTCAACAGAATATTAGTAATGAAGAAAAACAAGAAAAGAAAATTAAGAAGCAGATCATGGTAAACAATAAATATTTACGTGACAAAATTTAATGACAAGTTTGAACAATTATTGGAAAGCTACCCTACTTCCGTAAGAATAGTGAAAAGGGAGTTTTATCCTAAAAATTTTAAGCTTTCAGAAAACTTTATTAAAGCTTTTAGAGACGAATACAAAAGACTTGTAGATGAAGGGCACGATAAAAGAAATGCTTTAAGAAAAATTAATAAAGCATTATTTTTTCACACCAGAGCTTAAAAGAATTTTGTAACTTTGTATTTAAATCCAAGATTAAAATTCAATCTATGAGCCTGGGTGTGATATACATCGAATGAAAAGCAGTTGTTTGCCGCGGGTAAAATATTAGTAACGTATAGTGTACCAGAAAGTAGGGGCATTACTGAAGTATAAGCAGGATTTAAAACTAAATTAATATCAGCTTCAAGAACATCTGTATAAGCTAAATTTGCAGGTAAAGGATTAGGAACTGTTACTGTTTGATATTGATTGTTAGATTGTATTATCCCGGTTCCATAAGCAACATAAACGCTAGTAAAAATATTATCTAAATAAGAAGTAACGGCCGGAACAAAATTAGTTTTTATATCATTGTATTCAGGTGAACCAACAATATAATCTGCACTCATACAAATACCACCTGTGTATATAAACTTATTATAATAGCTGTTTACCAAAGATGCACCTGTTCGTCCATTTGAACAAAAATTATTTGCTGAAATATTAGCTGCTAAAGTAATTGAGTTTGCAAAAATATCTTGCGCACAAGTAGTGCCCATTATAGTGGCATTTTTACCTGTATCTGTCTTTACAACATTTAAATTCTCAAACGTTATTGTGTTGGTACCTTGTTCTGTCTGTACTATAAGTAAGTCCCCCTCCACCAATTCGGGAACTGTAGGGAGTTGAGAAATATTAACAAAATTACTATTTGACGCGTTGATTGCCATCTATAGTATTTATATTAAAATATTAAAAGCCCATATGAATAAAATCGGTGTAGGTATAGTTACATGTAATCGGCCTACATTCTTTCTTAAAAGTTTAATGAGTATACCCGATTCAATTACAGATATTGTCGTGGTTAATGATGGTGATGACTTCGCTGATATTGACAAATTATATAAAAAGAAAAGTTTTATGTATCTTCATAACAGTACAAATTTAGGTGTAGGTAAATCAAAAAATAAGTTAATGCGTTATTTATTGAGTAATAATTGTGATCATATTTTTATTATAGAAGACGATATTGTTATTAAAGATCCTGAAGTGTTTAATGCATATACTAAAGCTAGAAATAAGACTGGTATTCAACATTTTAATTTCGGCTATCACGGTCCTGCTAATAAAGCAGGTATTTCTGGAGGCAAGCCAGTTCCAAGATTTATAGTAGATTATGGGGATATCAAAATCGCAATTAACATGCATAGTGTAGGTGCTTTTTGTTATTATACAAAAGAAGTGTTAAATAAAGTTGGTTTAATTGATGAAGATTATACTAATGCTTTTGAGCATGTAGATCATGATTACAGAATTGCAAAGGCTGGCTTTGGTACACCTTATTGGAATTTTGCTGATATAGCAAATAGCTGTGATTATCTAGAAGAAATAGAGTGCTCAGAACACAGTAGTGCTATACGCCCTAGAAAAGATTGGCAGAAAAATATTCAAGAAGGTGCATTACTATTTCAAAAGAAACATGGATATTTACCCTCATGGCAGAACGCTGTACCTGATACACCACAAGATACGGTCAAAGAAATTTTAAAAGTCATTTATAAGAAACATGCAATCCGAACTTGATATTTTAATTCCTGTTTCAATTGATCACGAGGATAGACTGAGAAACTTGTCTATAGTTTTAAACTATTTAACCAAAGCTAGGTTTAAAAATGTATATGTTCGAGAATATTATAAAGAAGAACCTAAGGCTAAAAATTTACTACAACAATATACTCAATATAAATACACTTCTTTTAAAAATGAAAAGGATTATTTTAATAAGATGAAATGTATTAATGAATTGTTTGATTTTACTAGCAATCAAATTGCTTGTTGGTATGACGTCGACGTATTAGTAAATAAAAAAAGTCTTATTGATTCAATAATATTGATTAAGGAAGGTAAATATGATATTGTTTACCCTTATGATGGTAAATTTTATGATATATCTGCAGAAACCGTTAAAAAACTAGTAACTGATTTAAATACACCTATAGAACTTAAGGAATGTATTTTATTCAATAAAAGTTCTTGGGGAGGATGTGCCGTATTTTCTAGCAATGCTTTCTTAAGAGGCGGTAAATGTAATCCTAATTTTAAAAATGTTGGTTATGACGATGATGAATTTTTAATGCGGTTCAGACGTCTTGGATTTAACATTGGTAGAACTGATGGTGTATTATTACACCTAAATCACTTTAGAGGTAACACATCGTTTAATTATAATGACTATACGCAAGATAATATTAATGAAGTTACAAAAGTTACACATATACCTCTTGAAGAATTAAAACAGTATATTAAGAAATGGTAATGATTACAGCTCGATTAAAAGGCGGATTAGGTAATCAAATGTTTCAAATAGGAACAGTATTAGCGCTTGCTAAAAAATTTAAAGATAATTATGGTATTGATTATAACATAAAACATTATTCCGGTCAGGGTTTTCCACATCTTAAATATAAAGACAATATTTTTAAAAACATTCCTATTATAGATTTCAAAGTAACCGATTTTAAAGTATATAATGAGCCAAAGTTTAATTATGTAGAAATACCGAAAACAAAGGAAAACCTAATAATTGATGGATACTTTCAAACACAAAAATATTTTTTAGATTTTAAAGAAGATGTAAAAAATATGTTTTATTTTGACCCGTCTTTAAAAGAGGCTGTAGATAGAAAAGTAAGATCTATAAAAAATGTAGCTGAAAAAAATAAAGTTACAGTTATGCACGTGCGTAGAGGAGAATATACTCTTCTTCCTAAAATACACCCCGTACAGCCTTTAGAGTTTTTTAATAAAGCTTATGAAATTTGTAATGACGGAGATACTTGTTTCATCATCATAACCGACACACCGGATTGGTGTAGGTATAATTTTAAACAAAAAAATGTCTTTTTCTTTCAATCAGGATTTAACTTTTTTCATGACCATAAAGGCGGGGGTCTAAGCGAGTTATATGATCTGTATATAGCATCTTCTGCAGATAAAAATATTATTTCTAATAGTTCGTTTGGCTGGTGGGGTGCATATCTTGGCAAACCAAAAGAAAACGTTATTTGCCCTCGTCATTGGTTTGGAGAGAGTGTATGGTTTAAACCTACCAATTGGAAGGATTGGGAAGATATATTTGTTGATGGTTGGGAGATATTATGAAAAATATTTTAATTTTAGGATCTGAAGGACAAATTGGTAAGCCGCTAGAGGAATATCTAAACACAAAAGGATATAGAGTTGTTGGGCTCGATATAACAAAATCTGCTTATCATGATTTGAGAGAGTATGATAATTCTATTATTAGTGGTTATATAAAAAATACTGACTTTGTTTATTTTTTAGCGTTTGATGTAGGGGGGTCAAGATACTTAAAAGAATATCAATATACGTATGATTTTATTGATAATAATACGCGTATAATTGCAAACACATTTCATTTTTTGAGATTATATAATAAACCATTTATTTTTGCTTCTAGTCAAATGTCTAATATGAGTTACTCTCCTTACGGCGTTACTAAAGCTTTAGGAGAATATTACGCAAAGAATTTAAACGGGAGAATCGTTAAATTTTGGAATGTTTACGGCATAGAAAATGATATGGCCAAAGCGCATGTAATAACGGATTTTATTTTAAAAGCAAAGCACAATAATATTATCGATATGATGACAGATGGCCAAGAAGAGAGACAGCTTTTATACAGCGAGGATTGTTGTAAGTGCTTAGAAATTGTTGCTAATAACTTTGATAAAATTTCAAAAGACAAAGAATTACATATAACTAATTTTGAGTGGTTTAAAATTATTGATGTTGCTTACAAAATAGCGAATCTGTTTCCTGGCACAACAGTTATACCTTCGACTAATAAAGACACGGTACAGTTAAATAAAAAAAATGAACCTGATCCTTACATTTTAAATTTTTGGAAGCCAGAAGTAACTATTAATGAAGGTTTAGCCAAAATTTCCTCCTTTTATAAGAATAGTAATTTTTAAGCTATTGAAGTTTATATTTTTTTAGTAATATATATAACATGGATAATCTAATTCTTGGTCAGCAGTGGGGCGGGTTAGGAGATAACCTTCAATTTTCGACATTGCCTGAGCTTTATAGTAAGGTAAACAAAGAAGTATATATATCCTCAAGCAACGTAGTAAGAAATACCGAAATAAAAGAAATAGTATGGGATAAAAACCCTTTTATAAAAGGAACTTTAAATTTATCTCAGAATATTGGCGGTCATTTATTTTGCTCTATTCCTAAAAGTGCATGGGAAAAAAAATGTAACATAATAAAAAAATGGGAGCTTGTTCACGGCTTTAATTCTGATGATGATTTTCCTTTACCTAAAATTTATTACAAACCTAATTTATTAGAAGCTTATTCTAATAAAATTGTAGCGGATTTTACTGCTACCACTTTAAATGAGCATTATAGTAGTGATTTATCTGTAATTAAAAATTATACTTTAAAAAACTATAATAAAAACGATTTCTTTATTTTACGACCATCTTCTAAAAATATTCAAAAACAATCATTAGCTAAATCTAATTTTGAACATCAAGTTGTTGAGTATAGTAATATTTTTGAATATGCAGATATTATTTTTTCTGCTAAAAGATTTGTATGTTTCTACAGTGGTGGTATGGTTTTAGGATCTGCCCTAAGAAAAAGTGATATAGACTGTATATTTCCGCCTCACCCGGATTATTACATAGAACATGAAATGCCTTATTATTATTTTCCAAATGTAAAATATATAGAAACACTTAAAAAATGATAGAAAACTATGAATTAATGCCTACCGGTGCTATAAAGCAAGTAAATATAAAACCGTTTAAATATGATTATGAGTATATAGAAAAGTCTTTTAATAAAATAGATAATAATTCTATGTCTTGCTTAAGGATTGGAAATATTTTAGGTACTATAGGCTATATACCTCAATCCTTACTTGATGTGGGTTATGGCAATGGCAATTTTTTAGAGTGGTGCTCGAAGATTATTCCTAACTGTTATGGTAACGATATTGAGCCAGCTTATCCATTACCGGAGCACATAAAATTTGTTAATAATATTACTGATCAGTTTTATGAAGTAATTACTTTTTTTGATTGTTTAGAACATTTTGCTTCTATTGATTTTTTTAATGATTTAAAGTGTAGATGGTTGGTGATAAGCTTACCATGGTGTCATTATTTTTCTGATGATTGGTTTAGATCATGGAAACATAGAAAAGTCGATGAACACATTTGGTATTTTAATGATGATTCGTTAAGACAGACGTTAGAGCAATATAATTTTACATTAGTAAGATCAAACAATATTGAAGATATTATAAGAAAGCACGAAGCTTATCCTAATATCTTGACACAAATATTTTTAAAAAATGAAACTTAAAATTGTTCAAGATAATTCTGCTTGTGGCCTTGGTTCTACAATTTTAAGAGTTATTCATAATTTACAGTATATTCAAAACGACGATCTTTTATATTTTGAAATGAGAAACCTTTTATATTCAAGCAAAGGAAATACTTGGAATAAATTTTTTCACCAGCCTTTTGAAGATAAAAAAAATGAAATAGAATATTTATTTAACAAGGGAGAATACGAAATTAGAACACGTTGGTATAAATGTGGTAATTTTGTTTTAGATTATACTAAAGATCAAAATAAAGACCAATTTTTAGATCGCGAATTTGTTGATTCGATACGTAAAATCACAAGAAAATATTTAAAAATTAAAAAAGAAATATCTGGTATAGGTAATTTTTTTGTCAAAAACAACTATGGTATGCAAAATGTTTTATCTATTCACAAAAGAGGTACAGACCATTTTGTTACAGGGGGACATGCAGCAGGACAAAAATATTTAATGGATTATAAAGCTGTGATTAAACCAGCTATAGAAAAAGCTTTAAAAGAAAATAAATGCGACAAGATATTTTTAGCTACAGACGAGCAAGAAACATATGATAATGTAAAAAATGATTTTGGCAGTATAGTTTTAAAATATAACACAGAGCTTATGCCTACAGGTTCAGACGGTGGTCTTCATTATTCTAATGCTTATAGTGATGACGCTAAAAAATATAAATTAGGTGTAGATATGCTCACGGATGTTATTATAATGGCTTCTTGCAAATACAGTCTGTGTATGAGAAGTAATGTTTCTTTTTTAAATATTCTACTTCGGGATAATTACAATTATGAATTTATTGACAACCATATTGATTATGGAAGATGGTATTGATTATGGAAAGGTTAGATAATGATAAAAGTAAACTTATTTGATGGTACGTTCGGACATTCTTTAAATGAGAATGGGTTTCTAACTTCTACAAAAGATAGAAAACCTACGTTAATTTCATATAAAGAAAAATTAATGTCTTATGATGGTATAACTGTTTTTAGTGATGAATATATGTACAGTGATTTTCCCGAACAGGTCAAAACAAAAACTAAGGTTGGATGGTGTATTGAATCGCCTGGTGTTAAACCTCAAGTTACGCAAAATTTAGAAAAAATAGATAACCGGTTCGATTATATCATCACCTTTAGAAGAGATTTAATTGAAAAAAATCCAAAAAAATATCTACCGGCTATTGTTGGTGGTACTTGGATAAACGAAAATGATCATGGGTTATATAAAGATGAAAAATCTAAAAATTGTTCTATTATACTTTCAGGTAAATCCTTTTTACCCGGACAGCAATTAAGACATGCAATTTATCGTCAAGTACAGGGTATAGATGCATTTGGCGGTGGTACTAAAACCGGACACATATTCGATAAATTAGATTCTTTAAAGAACTATAAGTTTACTTTTGTTATCGAAAACTGTCAATACTATAATTATTTTACAGAAAAACTTATAGATGCTTTTGTAACAGGCTGTATACCTATATATTGGGGCTGTCCTAATATAGGTGATTTTTTTGATTTAAAAGGATTAATTTTGTTTAATAGTTTAACTGATATTGAAAAGCTAAAACTATCTAATAATTATTTTATTGAAAGGTCAGTTAATATTAAAAATAACTTTAAAAAAGCACAAGAGTACCTCTCTTCGGATGATTCTTTAGCTAAAACAATAAAAAAATATATTTTATGAAATATGCATTAGTATGTGGCGCAGGTGGTTTTATTGGAAACCATTTAGTAAATAAATTAAAAGATCTTGGTTACTGGGTAAGAGGAGTAGATTTAAAATCTCCAGAATTTAGCAGTACAAATGCAGATGATTTTATTGTAGGTGATTTACGAGACAGACAAATAGTAAAAGATAGTTTATATGTATTGAAAGATAGCAATACAAACAGTAAAGAAATTTATGTAGATGAAATATATCAATTAGCTGCTGATATGGGCGGAGCAGGATATATTTTTACTGGTGATCATGATGCCGATGTAATGCATAATTCTGCATCGATTAATTTAAATGTTGTTGATCTGGCTACTAAATTTAAAGTTAAAAAATTATTTTACAGTAGTAGTGCATGCATGTATCCGGAGCATAATCAATTGGACCCTGATAACCCAAATTGTGAAGAAAGCTCTGCATACCCAGCTAATCCAGACAGCGAATACGGTTGGGAGAAATTATTTAGTGAACGTTTATATTTAGCTTATAAGCGAAATTATGGGTTAAACGTAAAGATTGCTCGTTTTCATAATATTTTTGGCCCGCTCGGCTCATGGAATAACGGAAAAGAGAAAGCTCCCGCTGCTATTTGTAGAAAAGTGGCCCAAGCAGTTGACGGGGGCGAAATTGAGATTTGGGGAGACGGTAATCAAACGAGAAGCTTTTTGTATGTTGATGAATGTTTAGATGGGATTATTAAATTAATGGAATCTAATTTTGAAGGCCCTGTAAATATAGGATCTGAAGAAAAAGTTTCTATTAATCAATTAGTAGATATAGTTTCTAAGATAGCAGGTAAAACTTTAATTAAAAAACATATAAAAGGACCTACAGGAGTTAGAGGTAGAAATTCAGATAATAAACTGATTAAAGAAAAAATTGGATGGGCTCCATCTCAACCTCTAGAAATAGGCCTTAGTAAAACGTATGCTTGGATTAATAGAATGATATATGTATGATTGATGTTTTTGGATTTCTACTTTGTATTGCAGTTTTTATTTATCTTACTAAGATAATAGGAAAATAATAATATGATTTCCGAAGACATTAAAATTTATGATGGTACCTTAATTCATAATCGCTTTGCTTATAAATTCTTTAAAGAACGAACATTACCTATTGGAAATATTCTAGCGTTTCGTGCACCTATGAAAGTAGAAGCTGAAGGAATGATTGATACTGAGGACGTTTTAAATAATGACTTTATTTACAGTGAAGATGCTATTAATTTTGTTTGGGAAATACCGTATTTAGATCCTTTTGGCGCTGTTGCCTGGCAAAGACTGTTTAATACGCAGGTAGCAAATATTTTAAGTATTTCTTATCTTAAGGCTCCTATTACTGTAGACGGAGACGATATGATTGTTCAGAAAGAGCATACTCAAGGTGGTGTCACCCAAACTAGTGGTAAATGCAGTGTGAGTATAACATACGTAAAGAACGGAACTGCGCTAGGTCATACAGGTATTAATATTAAAGCCGGTAAAAAAGCTCCTGCATTTGCTTTTTCTACTAATTTAGATGATACCCAGGCTATCGGGCTTATGCAGGATGCAATAAAGCTTTTTTATACTTTAAACGATGATATTTTTATCGCTACTACTAAAGTTATCACTTGAGTACAATTTTTGATTTTTTAAGCGATATTTTATTTACAAAAAATAAGACTGCATATAAGTCTATTGATGATAGTAAATCATTCTCACCATACCTCATAAATCGATGGATTAGTATGTATTCTCCAGATTGTGCTTTAATGGTAAATAGCATTGGAAAATATATATCAACATTTGAAAACAAACTCGACTTTTACAATCTTTTAGTAGCTGTAATACCAAAAAAAGTTAGAAAAAATATAAGCTATGTAAAGAAAATTAAAGACGAGACAAAATCTAATGAAGATAGTATTGATTTAGTTGGGCTTCTTAGTAAAAAACACGAAATTTCTAAAAGAGAAGTAAAGGAATATCTATCGATTGAATAAATAAAGCGCTCGCATAAGTCATTTTAATGAGCGCGAACATAGACTTATTATCTGTCAAAAAGTCATTAATTGACTTATCGGAGACACCTAAAAATTCATTTAATTCAGTTTTTACAGGTTATAATTTAAAAAAACTTTTAGATGATATTTTATTAGTAAAGTTTGTTGATGAAGCTGAGGACGGGGCTTCTATTATTAGAAACGGTATAGTTGTTCCTCTTAATACAGATACCCGTGCATGGAGAATAGGAGAAGTTATACTTGCGGGCCCCAATATTAAATATACCCAGATTGGCGATTACGTATGCTTTCCTAACAATCTTGGAATACCGATAGCTAATTTAGATGTAGATAATTATGGTACATTAAAAAAAGGAGTATTCCTAAATGAACAGAGAATTTTTGGTATTTGTTCATTAAGGAAAGATAATGAAAGTGTCGCTTCCCACATTAAAAAACGTTCTTCTAAGTAATGTGGGGGAAATAAAATTTATTCGTAGGAGACCAAAGCTTGGTTCTCCTCCTACTAGACGTATGCTTTGTACAAATAGTTTAAAGCTTTTAAATAGTACAGAAGGTAGACTTGCTTTAAATTATAGGCCTGCTATGCGTACTCCTCGTTTTAATCCTACAGAAAAAAATCTTTTAATAACCTGGGACATCTTTATGCAGGATTATCGTTGTGTTAATATGTCAGCCTGCGAGCTTATTACATTTATACCTGCAGGTCAAGAGTTTTGGAAATACTTTAATGAAGTATTAGCCGGTATGTCTCAAAAACAAAAAATAGATTTTATGAACGCATGACATCTGTTGAACAAATAGAAAAAAGTGTAAATAACTTTCTTCAAAAGAAAGTCAAATTTTTACTTGATACTAAGACTTTAAAAGAGGGTAAGATACTATTATTTTGTTTAAAAGATTTTTACTGTATTTTTACGCTTATATCTGAGGTAAAAAATAATAAAAAAATATTATATGAGATCCCCTACCCTTTTAATATAGAAGTTTTTGATGAAAAAATAGTTTTTGATTATACGGTTGATACTTTTTGTAGAGGAGATAAGAATTTAAAAGATATTATTAATAGAATTAAGACAAAGAAACCTTTTAAACTTTTTAATAAAAAACTTACAATTTTATCTGTATAATTTGAATTATAATAAGATATAATATTAATGTGCTGAGTAGATATTTAGGTCACTTCCCAAAAGAATACAACCCTAGTTCACAGCAAGTAAAATTAATCAAAGGCGTTGAGAGAGCGTTTAATAATAGTAAAAAATTTGTTGTTTGTAGTGCTCCAACGGGGTCGGGTAAAAGTTTTTTAGCTAAAACATTATCCGGATTAAGTCAAAAACCTTCTACAGAATTTAAAAATTTAATTACTTCATATAAGGCTTATAAGCAAGATTACGTGGGTAATTATAATCATGAAGTAGAATGCTTATCGGAACCCCCATTCGGGACATTTGCTTTAACTATAACGAAATCACTTCAAGATCAGTATTTAAAATTATTTCCTGATACCGACTTATTAAAAGGCAAAACTAACTATGCCTGCAATGTAGATACAAGATTCGATGTTGAAACCGCCCCTTGTGTGTTTTTACCAAAGCTGAGGGACGATTGTTGGGAGAAAAACTTTTGTGCTTACTATACACAAAGAAACAAATCATTACTTTCCCAATTTTCAGTTTTAAACTATAAAATGTTTTTAAGTCTACCAAACCATGTGAAGCGGAAAAACTTTATTATTTGTGACGAAGCATCGGAATTAGAAGATGAGCTTGTTAAGAGATTTTCTGCAGAAATTATATATGATAAATTAAGAAATTATGGTATAGAGTATAAGCCTATTATATCAGAAAACCGTGAAAGAGCGTTTAGCTGGACTAACGATTTAATTTTAACATTAAGCGAAAAAATAAATACACTCATAGTAAAAGCATCTAAGAAAGAAGGAGCTTTATCACAGCCTGATCGCATAAAGCTTTTATATTTAAAAAATATTCACCGCTCGTTACTCACCGTAAATGCAAATTGGAGAGAAAGCGAATACATTGTCGATTTTGATGCAAAAAAAGTTTCATTTTTACCATTACGCGTAAATAGACTTTCCAAACATATCTTCGATTATGCTGATAATATTTTGCTTATGTCTGCTACTATTATTGATCATAAAAATTTTGCACGGAGTCTAGGAATAGAAGATTATACGTATGTTGAGGTTGATAGTGATTTTGATTCGCAAAAATCTCCTATATATGTAACATCAAAAAATAAGCTTAACTATAAAAATATAAAAAATGTTTTACCTGTTATTTGTGATCAAATAAAGTCTATTGTCAATCATCATATCACAGAAAAAGGAATTATACATACCCATTCTAATGAAATTACCGAAACATTAAAAACAAAACTTAAAGATAATTGCCGGTTTTTATTTCGCGATGATCTTACCAATAATGAAGAAATTTTAAAAGAGCATTTTGAATCGCATTTACCAACAATTTTAGTAAGCCCTTCTTTAGCATATGGTATAGATTTAAAAGACGACTTAGCGCGGTTTCAAATTATAGTAAAATTACCATATCCACCTTTATCATCTAAAAGAATTAAAAAACTTTTTGATTTAGATAAAGATTGGTATGAAAATAAAATGCTAAATGCACTAGTACAGGCTTGCGGGCGTGCAACAAGAAGTAAGCAAGATTTTTCAACTACATACATACTGGATGGTAATATTTTTAATACACTTAAACGCGTAAAAGTCAAACTTCCGAAATATTTTATAGATAGAATTTGTTAAATAATAAAGTGAGGAACCGTACATTTAATTTCGAGGTAAAGGACCTTGTTACTCAGTTCGTTGCGGCTTTTGACGATATTATTATCAAAAGATACGACAAGAATAGGGTAGCCCAAAGTTTACTTCAAGTCAGATATGTTTATTCCCCAAAACAAAGAGTAATGTACGATTTGGTCAACAAGGCGCAGAACATAACGGTACCAGTTGTTGCTATAAGCATTTCAAACGTTGCAAGAGACGAAACTCGTGTTTTTAATAAATTGGCTGGTTTTAATTTCCCTGGGTCAAATTTAAATGTTAAGTCTAATTTTTTAGCTAGCCCAATACCTATTAACATAACTGTCAATATGTCTATCCTTTCAAAGTTTCAATCTGATATGGATCAGATTATTTCAAACTTTGTACCTTACAACAACCCCTATATAATAATATCTTGGAAAATACCATCTGATTTACTAAGTCAAAAACAAGAGATTAGAAGTGAAATATTGTGGAGCGGTAGTATTAATCTTACTTACCCTACTGATATAAATGCATCAGAAAAATATAAGATTGTTGGTGATACTTCATTTACAATAAAAGGTTGGATGTTTCAAGTTAAACAGCAAGATGTGGGCAATATCTATCAAATTGATACTCACTTCCACGCTCAAAGAAATGTTCCACTTTATGATGATGTTACTACATTAATGATGGGTACAAGTACATTGTCTGAAACCGAATCATTTAGTCTATCTGGTAGCCCTCTTATTACAGATGTTATATACTCATACCCGGGGTGATGTTTATACCTTTATGTTTGAATACTTTTAATAAATAATATTATGGCTGATTCCAATAGGGAAAGTACGTTTGGTCGGGACTTAATGAAGTTTATTTCGAATAAGCTTCCTTACAAAGAACTCTCTCTTGCTGATAAAATTAACGATCTTAATCCCAAGTACAATCTATTTTTTGATAAAGGTACAAAGAAAAGCGAAGCTTTAGCAAGACAAAGTGTTTCATCATCTGTCTTATATACAGATGACCTTGTAGCCAATGTCTTACAAAATAAAGATTATCACGAATTCATGTATGCAAACATACAACCGGATAAATCTCGCCGGTTAATGGATTATCGCGTTATGGCAGCTTTTTCAGAAGTTGCTAACGCTTTGGATGAAATATGTGATGAATTTATTAATAAGGATGATAATGGAGAAATAGTAAAGTTAAAATTTCGTGATGTAAATTTATCAGAAGACGTAAAGCAAGAAATTAAAAAAGAGTTTCAAAAATATATAGGTTATTTTGATTTAGAACATAACGGTTGGGAGTATGTAAGACAAATGCTCGTAGATGCAGAGATATATTTTGAACATATTATTCATAAAAAATTTCCCGAAGAAGGTGTTCTTGGCGTAATACAAATACCCTCCGATCTAATTGATCCTATTTTTGGTAACGTACAAAACATGTTGATTAAGGGTTATCTTTTAAAGAAGCCTGTTTTTGATTTAAAGAATCCAACTAAGATTATTAAAACTGAATTTGTACCTATGGACGTTAATCAAGTAACGTACATTAATTCAGGCATATGGAATGAAAGCAAAACTGTTCGTCTTCCTTTTATAGAAAATGCGCGCCGAGCATATCGCCAGCTTAGCCTTATAGAAGATTCTATCGTTATTTATAGACTTGTCAGGGCTCCGGAGCGGTTAGTTTTTAATGTTGATGTAGGTAATATGCCCCCTCCAAAAGCAGAAGCTTACTTAAGAAAGCTTATGCAACAATATTGGAGTAAAAAAACTTTTGATGCTGATCAAGCAGCCACCGTTCAAAAATTTAACCCTCAATCAATGTTAGATAGTTTTTGGTTTGCTAAAAGAGCGGGCAGTGAAGGCACTACAGTTACGCCTTTACCTGGTGGCCAGAACCTTGGTGAACTTACAGATTTGATGTATTTTGTTCAAAAATTATACAAAGCTTTAAAAGTACCGGTTACGAGAATTAACCCAGAAGACACATACAAAGATGGCGCTGATATTCTTAGAGAAGAGTTAAAATTTGCTCGATTTATTATAAGGCTACAACAAACTTTTACATCAGGTTTCAAAAACGGCTTTATTACTCATTTAAAGCTTAAAAAACTTTGGGAAAAACATGAATTAAAAGAAACACATTTAGATTTATATTTTAATGTTCCAACTAACTTTTATGAGTTAAGGGAAAACCAAAAATTTCAATTAAAAGCTGAAAACTTTAATGCTATCACTCAGAGTGAATTAGTATCTAAAACTTATGCTCAAAAGAAATACCTTGGTTGGTCTGAAACAGACATTATGGCAAATAGAGAATTTTTACGCAAAGATAGAGAATTGCTTTGGGAGTTAGATCAGATTACACAAGGCGGTCCGGATTGGAGAGAGGGTGGGGTAGCTGCCGCGGGTGGTGGTCAACCATCTGAAGGTGGCGGTGCGTTAGGCGGCCCTAGCGGGTTACCACCGGCCCCTCCTGAATTTGGACCTGGCCCGGGACCTGAAGCTGGTGGCGCGCCTCCTGCAGGCGGTGCACCGACCCCTGGCGGAGCAGCTCCTGCCGGGGGGGCTGGAGGAGCAGGAGGGCCTACACCGGCTTAATTAAATGGATTGCTCCTCTGTAACACCTATTTCAGCTTTTCAAAGTACAAATCTTAATAGTAAGATTGATTCATTTTCCCGTCTAGGTAATCGTATTAGCCGGTCTATGGGCGCTCCTATGGTAAATTTGGAGATACATCAAGATCAATTAAATGAAAATATAGCTATTGCCTGTGAAATGTTTGCTAAATTTGCCGGTTATACACAAGAAACTTTAGTATTTGATTCAGATCTTTATAAAGATGGAAAGGGATTAAAGCTTGACGAGTTATTTAGTATTACACCCAATTTTAATCGGGTTAATGATCCTTCTAAACCAGTTTATGTAGCAAATATCTCTCTACCTGCAGCTATTTTTTTATCATCAACTTCTCTTTCTTCCACTTACTTGGATGGTATTTTTAAAAATCAAATTTTAACACAAACAAATTTTCTATCAGTTATCAATTTTAACAATTCTTTATTATCTGCTTTTACACCTTCATCAAATATAAATGCTGAAAAAATAGTTAACAGCTTTGACTATGATATTATGGATTATAGAAAAGTTATTGACGTTTACGATTTTGAAGAAGGAACATCTACGGGTATAAACACGCTATTTACTATTGAGCAAACTTTAGCGCAACAAACATATTTTAGTTACGCTATGGGCAACTATGGTTTTGATTTAATTAGTTGGTATGTTTTGAAACAATGGTTAGATATTAGAGAAAACATGTTAGCAATAAAAAGAGCGGTCAATTTTGATGAACGTACACAATATCTAACCATGAACCCTCCACCACGCACGCCGGGATCAGGCTCTCGGTTTTATGGAGTCGTTGGTTGCTATGTTGAAAGACCTTTAAGGGACTTAATAAAAGAACCTTGGGTATATCAATATGCTCTAGCTTTATCAAAAATAGCTATTGGTAACGTTCGTGGAAAATACACAGGTACTACATTATTTGGAGGAGGGCAAATTAATTCTAATGATTTACTAAGTCAAGGTCTTAAAGAAAAAGAGGAATTAGAGCGAAAGCTTTACGAAGGTGCACCAGGTTTAGGCGATGCAGCACCACCTGCGTTTTTTGTTGGGTAAAATGCGCCCTATTCAAAAAAACGATAATTTTAGACAAGGTTTATTTAAGCCAAAAAACCCGCAAAAATATCTTGGCAAAGGAATGCCTGTATATAGGTCCGGTTGGGAACTTAAATTTTTTAGATGGTGTGATGACAACCCTAATGTTCTAGAATGGGCCAGTGAGTCTGTAATCATTCCATATGTAAGCCCAATCGATCAAAAAGTACATAGATATTATACAGACGGTATAATTGCTATAAAAGAACAAGATAATATTAAAAAATATATTATTGAAATTAAGCCTAGTAAGCAAACAGTCAAACCAGAAAATTCAAATAGAAAAAAAATGTCGACAAAAATATATGAGGCTACAAGGTATGTACAAAATACAGCTAAATGGGAGGCTGCTAAAAAATGGTGTGAAAAAAAGGGTTATAAATTTTTAATCCTTACTGAGAAAGAATTAGGAATTAGATAGTATAAAGAATAAATATTTTATATGGCTTTTAGACTACTTGTAGAAACACCAGCTCCGGACGAGCAATTTGAGTATATTGTTGAGGAAAAGAACCCTAAAGAACCATCTAAATTGTATATTTCTGGGCCTTACATGATGTGTGAAACTATTAATAAAAATCTGCGTAAATATAGTAAAGATGACATGACGCGGGAAGTTAATCGTTATGTTAAGGAAATGGTTGAACCTAAAAGGGCCATGGGTGAATTAAATCACCCTACATCTGCAGAAGTAAATTTAGAACGCGCTTGTCATATGGTTACAGAACTTAAAATGCAAGACAATTTTGTATTTGGAAAATCCCAAGTACTTTCTACTCCAATGGGATTATTAGTTCGTTCTCTTATTAATGATGGTGCAAGAGTTGGTATGTCTAGCCGTGCCTTGGGTAAGCTTGTAGAGGAAAAAAATGGAATTAATCTTGTTCAAGATATGAGATTAATTGCTATAGATTGTGTTGCTGATCCGTCGTGTCCTAAAGCTTTTGTTAATGGTATTTTAGAAAGCAAAGAATTTGTTTTAAAAGCTGACGGTAGCTTAGAAGAGTTTTATGGTAAGTTTGAGCAAGCAGTTTCAAATTTACCCAAAAAAGAAGTTGCCCACTATTTAAAGGAACAAATTATGTCTTTCTTTAAATCTCTTGGAAATCATTAACAATAGCAATAAATAATAAAAATGAGCAAAGCTAAAAAAAAGACAGTTTCGCAGGATGAAATTGACGTAAAAAAGTCGGATCTGGATAAAGATGGTAAATTGTCAAAATATGAAAGGGCGAGAGGTAAAGCTATTGATAAAGCTAGAGGCGGAAACGGCAAAATGCCTAAAAAGACGAATAATGAAAGTATAAGCGTTGTAAGGTTTTTACAGCAACTTTCTCAAAAAAATTATGCCGAGGCTAATAAATATTTAAGCGAGGTTGTAGATTCAAAGTTAAAGACTAAGATTCAAACAGCCTTGAAGAACAAATTATTTAAATGAGCAAATCTGTTACAGACATTCTTAAAGAAGCAACCAAAGATATTCTTTCTGAAGATATCTTAAAAGAAATCGAATTGGCTTTCAATACTACAGTTAATGATAAAGTAAAAATTCATGTTGAAAAAGCTCTCAATGAACAGGATGAGGATTACGCAAAAAAATTAGAAAAGCTTGTTGATGTTATCGATGCTGACCATACAACTAAATTAAATCAAGTTGTCGAAGCAATAGATAAAAATCATGCTAAAAAACTTCAAACGATTGTCGAAAAATACGAAAAGACAATTAAAGAGGAAGCGGTAGGTTTCAAAAATAATTTAGTTGAACAAGTAAGCAAATATTTAGAAATTTACCTGGACGAGAAAATTCCTTCCGCTCAGATTCAAGATGCAGTAAACAATAAGAGAGCAACTAAAATGTTAAGCGAAATGCGTAATATGCTTTCTGTTAATGATGCTCTTGCAAAAGACAGCATTAAAGAAGCTGTTATAGATGGAAAGAATAGACTTGATGAAGCTGTTAAACAGCTTGAAGCCGCTGATTCAAAAGTTAAGAAATTAAGTGAATCATTAAATAAAGCTGAAGCACAGCTTGTCTTAGAAAAGAAATTATCTTCATTAGATAGCGATAAAAAAGCTTACATGAAGAAAATGCTTTCTGGCAAGACGCCGCAGTTTATAAATGAAAATTTTGATTATACACTTAAGCTGTTTGAAAAAACTGAAGAAGAGCGGCTTGCAAATCTTAAGGAAGAGGCAGTAACAGAGAGCGTAGCTCAAAAAGTAGATCGCCCTGTTATTGAAGAAAAAGCAAAGTCTAGTAATGATGAACTAAGAGACCCTGCTTTTGATCTCTATCTTAAAGAGCTCAATAAATATTAATTTTTAGAGCTTCTGAGGCATTTGCCTGAATAGAATCCCAAGGTCGACACATTAAGGAGACTTAATATATATGGCACAAATTCGTCCTTCACAGGCGTACATCGATGAGAATCGCGCAAAGGTATTGCTCGAAAAGTGGAGCCCAGTATTGGATTACACTTCCGACAATGTCCGCGCAATCGAAGATGATCACACCCGCTTAAACACCGCTATTCTTTTGGAAAACCAAGAGAAGTGGTGCTTTGAAGCTTACGGTACAAATAGTGGTAACATTGCTGGTGGTACGACAAGTGTTTTCGGTTCCGTCAATGCTGGCGGTACCGGTGGCGCTTTTCCCCCGAACAGTGACTCCTATGCCCCGGGTGATGCTCGCCTTCCTAAGATTCTTATTCCGATGATTCGTCGTACGTTCCCGGAATTGATCACTAACGAAATCGTTGGTGTTCAGCCGATGAGCGGCCCTGTTGGATTAGCTTTTGCCCTCAGATACAGATATGACGGTGATGCACTCGGTGCTACTAACGGTAAAGGTCTTGACGGCTCATTAGCCTCAGGCACTACCGTGTGGCCGGGCGCTTCAGCCGGCGGTTCTGATGGAGCTGAATTAGGTTATCAGTACCTCGATACGAGATTTACTGGTACATCTTCTTCTGCTTTGGTTGGTGATTCAACTTTCTTCCCCTTCGTCCCTCAGGACCAAGGTGTTGCTCAGTTGCTCGCTAACTTTGAGTTAACCTCTAAGATTCCCCAGATTGTAGTTAGCTTCGAAAAGACAGCTGTTGAAGCTGGAACTCGTAGGCTCGCTGCTCGCTGGTCAGTTGAACTCGAGCAAGACTTGAAGAACATGAACGGTATTGATATCGACACGGAACTCACTAACGCAATGTCGTATGAGTTACAGGCCGAAATCGACCGTGAAATGATAATCAGAATGATCCAGACTGCACTCAATGCCGGTTTCGGCACTGGGTTCTCGGTATGGTCACCCGCTTCGGCGGATGGTCGTTGGCTCGTAGAGCGCAACCGCGATTTCTATCAGAGGTTAATCATCGAGGCTAACAGAATCGCTGTCCGTAACCGCCGTGGCGCGGCTAACTTCGTCGTTGCAACACCTCGTGTGTGTGCAATCCTCGAAATGTTACCCGAGTTCCAGTGGGCACCGGTACAGGGAAATGTTAACACACAGCCCGTTGGTGTAGCAAAGGTTGGTTCACTTGGTGGCCGTTTCAACGTTTACCGTGATACGAGAACAGAAGCCCAATTCCAAGCCTACCCCGGAGGTAACTTCGGTGGTATCGGTGCTGGCGCCGCTGGTGGCACACGCTCCCAGCCGGTTGAATACGCGCTTCTCGGTTATAAGGGTCCGGAGTTTTATGACACCGGTATCATTTATTGCCCGTACATCCCGGTAATGGTGCAGCGCACAATTGGCCCGAACGACTTCTCTCCGAGAGTCGGGTTGCTTACTCGCTATGGCGTTGTAGACAACATCTTCGGTGCTAACTTGTACTATCACGTAATTATCTTACGTGGTTTAGGCACTGCATTTACACCTGGAACACAATCCGTGTACTTCTAATCAACTGATTAGAATCGACAAAAAGAAAGTATTTTCACCTAGTAAGTCCTAGGAAATTTAAAAAGAGGGATCTTGCGGTCTCTCTTTTTTTTTGTAAAAATATAAACTTTTAGAATAAATATTTACATGGCAATTTTTAATAGCATGGTAGCAAACCCGCAGGCAACAGACCCGGTTTCATTAAATCTTTCTTTAACATCTAACGGTGTTATTATTAGAAGTTTAGGTAGTAATGCTAGTGCCATTTTATTTAATAAAGAAAATACTCTTACTGGTTCAACAACGTTAATCACTGTTACAGCAAACAACGTTGCCACAAGATTTTCTATTGATAATAGTTATAATAATAAGCTTATTTCTATATTATTAACTAACGGTACAGCATTTGAATTTACTTTAAATATTGCAACAAACGATGCTCAGACACTTACAGATGCTGGCTTTAATTCGGTTAGTCCTGAAAAATTAAGACGTACAAATTTAGAAGGCTAATTACTGCCTGACAGTTTTCGTAAAGTACTTAAACTTATCAACTAGGTTTCTATCTAATAAATCATAACTGCTTGCGCGAGTTGGATTAATATCAATACCGCCACGCCGGACATATAAACACGATACAACTAACTCTTCAGGGTTAAATTTATCATAAAAACGTTTATAAATTGTCTCACAAATCTCTTCATGAAAATGACATTCATCTCGGAATGATATAATATATTGCAGTAATGAAACTTTATTAATTTCATACCTACCTTTGTAATGTATGTAAACATCGCCCCAATCTGGCTGAGATGTTACTCTGCAGTTACTTTTTAATAAAGCAGAATGAAATCTTTGGGTCCTAGATTCTGGTATTTCAATAGCATTTAAAAGATTAGGATTCTCACTATAAGATAATGCTTGTATCATCGTTACATCAATTTCTAATTCTAAATTAGGATATTCACTATTGGGAAATACTGGAGGATAATAAGCACCATCATCAATAGATGTAGTAGATCTTACATATACAAGGACATCTGTTTTTAATAGTAAAGAAAGATCTATACTAATTTTATCTTGTAATTGATTCAATACACTTATAATATTACCTTTAAATTTTTCCATGTTAAATGAGTTAAGATACAATTTGATCGATTTAGATTCTACGATGTACTCACTATTACAGGGATAAACAATTTTTGCTATTGCTGCTATTGGCATGCCTTCTGCTGTTAAACAAGATACTTCATATGCATTCCAAATATCATATCCTTTAAAAGGTAAATTGTCGTCCTTTATGCCTAAATGTTTTCTATTATTTTGTCTTGGTTCAGGTACTAATAAAGACGGGTCATATGTACATTTGTAACCAGTAATCTTGCCTAAATGCTTTGAAATATTACTATTATCGAGTTGTGTGTTCATTTATTATTAATTTAATTTGATTCATCCTTTCTTCAATTGTTCCTTTTAGTCTATATACCCTATCTTTCCATTGCGATTGCTTTATATAGTGTTCGAACTTTTCTATCATTATATTTCTAAAATTCTGATCTACACTTCTTTCACCGTCATCAATCAGTATTACATCAGTAGGGTCAGGATATAAAATAATATCGTATTTAGTATGATATCTAAGCCAATACCACATAGACTGCATCCATACATTATCACTAACTAGTTTTTTATCGTGAAAATAATCTGTATATAAAAACCCATCCATAAGACACCTATCATGAACTGCACCTTTACATGATGACAATATATCAGCTCTAAATAAATTTTCTAGTTCTTTATTAATAATTAACAGTTGAGTAATGTCATTAGCACCTTCTTCGTTTATACTAACATTAAATTCTCTTTTAACTAACCGAGTAACTTCATCAATATAAAAAAACCTATCTCCAAGCCATTTAATACTCTCTTCTTCTTTCATTTTCTTTAGCAAAGTAGTTTTACCTGAACAATGCGGGCCCGTAAACGTTATATTCACTAACTATATCTTAACGGAATAATTTTTTAATACAAGCTTTTAATTTCTTAAAAATAGTTATTGTGGCATTGTCAGCTATTTCTTGTAATTTAAAATATCCCTTTAGTAGATGATTATCATCATCAACCCAAACATACTTCGGGCGCTCTTTTTTCTTCATTTACACCATTTTCTTCTTTTTACTATTTCGGCAATAATACAATATACCGAAGTATCACTAAAAGCATCGAATACAGGCTCATTTGCTGTATCAAAAGTTTTTTTACGTAGCACAAGATTAATTAATCTTTGAATCTTATCATTCAACCGTACAACAATAGCAGAAACTGATGCTGTTATATCTTCTTGTTTAAATAAATCGGAACCTAGGCTAATATTATGTGGTCCGTAGTCAAATTGTTTTTTACAAAACGTCTCATAATGTTCAGATTGTATTTTTTTAAATTCACTACATGTTTCAGGATATGTAGTTTCTACATATTGAATAATTTCTTGAGAGGTCATTTCTCTAATATCTTACATCCTTTTAAAAAACTTATCCATAAATCTAGCGCCACTTTTCTTAATTTAGTATAGACATCGTCTAAAGATAATCCATCAATTTGCTCTCCTTGACTCATCAAAATTTCACCTTCATCTACACCCGGTGTGACACGATGTATGACACAACCAGCCAATTTATATCCTTCACGGAAAGCCCTCTCTTGCGGATTAAATCCTTTCATAGAAGGAAACTTATCAATAAGGCCGGGATGCAAATTATATATCTCATACTTTTCACAAATCTGCTTTGGTATAATTCTTAAGTAGCCGTGTAAAGTCACAATCGGATTACTATATACACTCAAAACATTTTCATAATTTTCAATAGTCGGTTTATTCGGTATCATATACCAGGTATGTGGCTTATTTAATTTAGTAGCACGAAACTTAGTTAGTTCGATTAATTTTTGATTTATCCCGTCCTTGGTATGTCTATTGGTAACTATACTGTCAGGATACACACCAAGTGCATTACTTAAGTCGTAAATTTCAGTTCCTGTTTGTGAAAAAAATGTAACCCAGGGTCTCATCTACGAATAATTTTTTTAAACATATTTACGTTATAATTTAAAATATTCAATTGCGTAGGTGTAAGCTCGTGGTCAATTAAATCAGCTAACTTTGTTGTTGGTTTTGTGGGTATACCATAATCAGCATCATATTTTAAGCCGTGTATAGCGGCGACAACCGGGTTACTTGTATCACAACTTACAATATTATAAATATTTTTATCAACATAAAATCTAAATTCTTTTGCTAACGAACAACCAAGTAAATGGTGTGGTTTATTCCAATTCCATAAACCACAATCAATTAGCTGTGATATAAACCGCTTTCTTCCTGAACAAAACTTTTCTAATTTTGAATGACCTTCACCGGTTACTTGATAATAACTTAAATCAAAGCTAATCGCAATCATATCTGTTTCATTAGACATAAATTCATAACAATCTTTCAAGTCTTGCCAATTTTTACCTTGTATAGCACCAATAGCTCGAGAAAAGAAAGAACTTTTTAATGCTCCGGCCTGATCTCTAAAATTTATATAACTATCAATCGTAGCATCTGAATCTTCTAAAACATCTGGTACAATAAACATATTTGGCTGTATGTCTAGTGCTGCTTGAAAAAATTTATCCCTATTAAAAGCAGTACCGAGTTCAAATATAGAGTTATCTAATAGAACTTCTCGGTTATGTATATTCCGTGCTGTTTTAAAATAATTGTAATAATTAGATTTTGTCTCAAATAAATGAACTAATGCGTAGTCAAAATCATTATATGTCTGTGAATAATCTATAATAGATATGGGAGATTCGTGAGATACTTTTATTAGCATCCTAATATTATATAAGTAAATACTCGTATATCAATGTCTGATTATCCACAGTATTTAGGAAATTATTTAGGAATAGTAATACAGAATAACGACCCAGCTAAACGTGGTCGAATTAAGGTTTTTGTTCCCCATATAACGCCCACAGTTTACAAAAACTGGAATGAAGTCAATAAAGATAAGCAGTTTAAGTTTTTAGGGGCAAATATTAATAGCGATTTGACAGATATAATGGAGGACTTAAAAAGAATTTTGCCTTGGGCTGAATGTGCAGCTCCTATAGCAGGGGAGTCGAGTAGTGGTCGTTATAATAAATTTTACAATGTCGGTTCTATTAGCGATAGTAGTAAGTTAAAGTTAACAGTGAATTCATTGTCAAGCAGTGAAATAAATTATAAGAATGTCGTTGAAAAATATCAGTATACACAAAATTTTGATCTTATAGGAGAAAAACCCGGTGCAGTTTACGATAAAGATTATTTTCGGTTAAATGATGCTTTTATTAACCCTAAGGAAACAAACGCAAACAATACAAACATTTTTGCTTTTAATTATTTACCTGAAACTTACAGCAATGCTGCAAAAGGAAGTTTTAGTATACCCAACGTAGGCGCGCACGTCTGGATATTTTTTAATGCAGGTGACCCTTTAAAACCAGTTTATTTTGCTGCTTCTTACGGTAATGAAGATTGGAGAACAATTTACCAGACTACCACGGGTGGCAGCGAGTCTTTTGATGGGACATCATTTAATGCTGATAAAGGTTTAGATTATCCAGGAACTTACGAAAACATACAAAAAGAAAATTATGATATTAACACAGAAGTTTATAGAAACAAATATGTACTAAATCAAAAAGGTGGTACTATACAAATAGTAAATACCGATAACCGAGAATCAATAAAGATGTCTCATTTTTCCGGTTCATTTAAAGAATTTACAAATCTAGTAAATGTTGAACTTGCTACTAATAATGATCAAAAGTTAGTTTTGAATGATCAGTTTTTAACAGTTCGGGGAGATAGAAACGAATTTACTGGAAATAATTTAGATTTTTTAGTACAAGGAGATCATTATTTAAAAATTGGAAATTTAAAAGCTGACTATCATAAAAAATGGAGAGAGATAGTTAAAGAAATAGCAGATACAAAGCAGTTATTTGAAATCAGAAGAGCTGAAAGAATAGAAGATAGTATTTTACAGCTTACAGCTCCCAGTCAATTTAAAAGCGGGCAGCATGCAGATTGTCCAGTCTGTACTGCAATTAAAGATATGTATGGTAAAAAAGATAGATACTGGGCTTATAATAACTCTACAAAAAATGATTACAAAAATGAAGTTTTTGGTACTATAGCTGACACTGCGGGCGATTTTATTTTTAGTCAAACTATAATTGGAGGTGCAATCGGCTTTGCAGCAAAAAAAGTAGGTGTTCAGGGAAAGCCGGAATTTGGAAGCGGTCCAGAATTATCTCAAAAATTCTTTGGTGGTGATTCAGGAGGAAACAATGGACCTGGATGGATATTTGGGGTAAGGTGCCCGGCTTGTAATCCCGACCCCGGTGAAGAACGTTTTATAATGCTTGGCGAATCAAGACCCACTCCAGGTAAGAGTCCAAGTTCTGCAGATGGTACATTTGCAAATGAAACACGTAAGCGGTTTGTTAAAGAATTAACTCTTAGAAAAATGAAAGAATTAGCAGATCTAGAAAAGAAAATGGGAATTGGTGGAAGTCAAATCATTGAAATAACAAAGCACAAATTCGAAAACATTGGTATGACAATGAATGATTTTGGGTCTGTTCGAGTAGATGCAAAAGGTAAGATGGAAGTTTCAGAAGTACGTGTTGGAAAAGGTGGGGTATTTTATAATAGAACACCTTCACCTCTTGTAGAATATGTTCATGTAGATGATCTACCAGGGGGCAATTACACATTAAACGTATGCAATCGTTACAACCTTCAAGTAGGTGCCGGGGGTATAAATTTTAAATCTTATGGGCCAGTGAATATGACAGGCACGATAATGAATATTGCTGGTACCCAGGTTAATGTAGCAAGTGAAAACGAAGTCAATATTGATGGCGGAAAGCGGTTATCGTTAGTGGGCGATATACTTAGTTTACGTCAGCGTAATGGTGGTCAAGTTGTTGTCGAAGGCAATCTAGGAGTAACAAAAAACGTTATTATAGCCGGTGGCCTTCATGTTGAAGGAGAACTATGCGCTAATCATATAACACTACCAAAAGAAATTCAAGCCACAGAACAAGCCACGCTCCAAGGAGCTCCCACAGTATTAGAACCAATGTCTAATACAAAAGGTAAAATACTTGGTTTTGGTGTACCCCTTTCAAATTGGCCGGTACCTATAGTTAATGAATTTGGTACTGTAGCATATGAACCAGGTACTGCAGGTGTTTCGGGTCCTCCATATATAGGATTTACAGATGCTACTATTCCATGTGGACGGCTACAAGTTAATACACCTATTGGATATATTAAAGCTGATTTAACTGTTGGGTATATACCAGCAGGTACATGCAATGTTCAAGGAACAGATTCTCAAGGTGCAACTGTTATATGCACTAACATAATTCCTATTGAAGTTAAAGCATCTAGATTAATATCCGGTGGTCTCGATGTACCGGTTTTAGCATCATCTAATGGTAGTAGTGTGGCAGGATTTGATACTCCAGTATTTGGATCCGGTGTAGGATCAAATCTCCCGTCAGGACCTATAGGAGGTGCTGGTTTAATTGGTGCAGGATGTGTAAAAGGATCCGATGCAGGTATAGCGGGTCTTAATGCAGAACTAATGCCTATTATGATTTACGGTACCGGTAGAGATGAAAATAGTATAACCATTAAACCTCATAGCCACCAGTTTATTGGTATAGCAACAGATCCTAAAGAGCGTAATGTTGATGTTAGAGAAGTAGCGCTAGCTATGAATAGTGGATCTCCGGTACCACCAGAACCTGTTAATAATGCGAAAAAGACTAACGCTTAATTATATCCAATATCTACATAATACAAAGCTTCTAAATCTTCGCCCCCGGCGTAACTAATTGCACTTTGAAGGTCTTGTTGTATCTCATTTAATTTCCAGAGATATGTATTATGCTGCATGGGAATTAATTCCAATTTACCTTCTACGTTATTTTCCGTTCCTTTATTATAAAAACTAGCAGATCCGTAATATTCTTTATAAAATAATGTCGGGCTATTTGGGTCTCTAACTAGTAGTGAGGGGCTGTCGTATAAACATGCAAACATACCGCCGCACATTACCATGCTGGCCCCGGCTACAATAGCTTTTGCTATATCTCCATTACAACGTATTCCTCCATCGGCAATAATATCTACCTTACATCTTTCCGCTATGCTTTGAATACAGGTAAACATAGGCATTGTAAAGCCAGTTTTATCTTTTGTAGTACATACATATCCTTGACCAATGCCTACTTTTATACCATCCGTACCCCATCCAACCAAATCTTCTGCAGCTTGAGAGGTAGCAATATTACCTGCTATAACATATGTTTCGCTTGTTTTTAAATTACAAATATGTTCTAACATGTTTTTTACAAACGAATGGTGACCGTGGGCAACATCAATAGTTACAAAATCTAATCGTAAATTGTTTGCAAATATATTTTCTAAATCTATATAATCTTTATCATGTACCCCTACACTAATAGAAATAGTCTTCCACCCTTCTTCATTAGCCTTTTTTACAAACTCAAAATTATCTACATTAAATCTATGCATAATATAAAAGTATTCGTTTTCAGATAATAGTTTTGCTAATTTTTCATTGATAGAACATTTCATATTGGAAGGCACAACAGGCACTTTAAATATATGGTTACCTAACTTAGTAAATGTAGAAGCAACTTTACGAGTAGGAAGACCAGACATTTTTGGAATTAAGAAAATGTCTTTATAGTGTAAGAAACGCTTCACCTATCTAATTATAGGTATTATTTTAATTTTCTACTACTTAACCAATTAGATCTATGGTTCATTACCCAATCCATCAATGCTCTCTCAAAACCAACATCAAAACCTGCTTTTTCAGACATATACCATTTATTTTCTAATATACAATTTCTCTCTTCAAGAAATCGTTGATATAATGCAGATGTTGAGTAGTTATATTCCATACAAATGTGCTGGCCAGACAAACACCTACTCATTTATATTATTTATTGATTTTATGGTCGATAATGTATGTCGAGATCCCTTTCATTGACAGTATCATACACAGTATTAAATTTATCTGTAAAGGTAAATTTTCTTAACATAAAATTATTATAACTTATTTCACCGATAAGAAAAACAGTATAAGGATTTTTATCATAATCTACATACGCTAAAACAAATCGCTTTATATCTTCTGTTAGTGAGTTAAATTTACGTCTCACTAATAATCTTTTTGGTGATTTAGTATACGTTGTTGTTTTAACTTGCGCTCCATTGATACCAAAATCAACTCCATCGTCTCCTTTATTGTTCCATACATCCCAATTTGGACTTACATTAATAAAAAGCCCGTAAGCAACTTCACCAAGGCGGCCAACTAAATGATTTTTAAAAGACCCAGTATTTTTATACACGTCCTTTTTTTCAACTAATAAGGCAAATTCTTTAGCTTTTTGAAATTGATCTTCAGAAAGAAGTATTTTTTTCACTATGAATATTTAAAAAATAAAAAAAGCTTTTCAAGTATACCAGTAACCTTCGAAAAGATTCCCACCTACCCACCCCTGGTATACGAATATACTACGTCGCCTTCAAAAGTATTTATTGGGACTCATATAACTTTTTTTGTAAG